GAGAACACAAGAAAGACATATGAAAAATTAGAAGCTTTTTAAACTTATTTTTAAACTTATTTTTAAAAAGTAATTACTTGATAATCAGTAAGTTATAAGCATAATAAAATATCCCTAAATAGGATAATAGTATTAAAATATATAACTACTTGATTACTAAGTAACTATAAGGCTCTTAGAATATGTTAATAATAATTCAGTTGCATAATTGTAAATGTATTCAATTCTAATCGGGTTTAAAACGAATTAAAAAGTATTATCTTTATATACAATGGATATTTTAATTGACAATAAAAATTTAAAAACAATATACGGAATAGATGTCCTGGATTATACCGATGCATTTAGTTTTCCGGCTGAAAGGGAAAATGAACGTGTTTGGGCTGATAAGTCTGGGACAGATAAGAACTTAGAGAATATCAGATATGATACAAAAGAATTTGTATTAAATTGTATATGTAAGGCTTCTGACATTGCTGTAGCTTATGCCCTTGTAAATACATTAGTAGAATATATGTATGCAAAAGGTGTTTTTGTTCTTTCTATCAGAAATACTGTATTAGGTATACGGGAATTCTTTTTGTGTGAGCGTTCAAATACTATTATTTCACATATTAATATAAGAGAGCAGAATAGTTTATATTATTTTAAACTGGGATTAAAAGATGTAAATCCAAATCCCGTCAAATATGAAAAAACTATTGTCGGGAATGCTACTACTATTGTATATACAAAAGGACAGTCGGCGGTGATTTATTGGGGCAATGGTGATAGGGGTATTGTAAGCAATTCAGGAAACTATACCAAAAATGATTATTCTACTGATGAGATAGTTGATATTGTGATTGATATTGATAATAATACCAAACCAGTTGTGTCATTAGAAGCTATATTTTCAGCGGATATAACAAGTGGTGGAGTGAAAGAGCAAACTGTACAATTTAGAGACTCGTCAACAGGTACGATTATCATTTGGAGTTGGGATTTTGGCGATGGCACGTCAAGTGATGAACAAAGTCCTGAACATATTTATTCCGATGTGGGCACATATACGGTTGTATTACAGGTATTTAATGAGGTTGGTGGCTCGGACACAGAGACAAAAATAGATTATATAGTTGTCCGGGAGTCCAGATTGTTAATAAATGCAACTGATAACTTATTAATAAATGGAACTGATAAACTTTTAATTAATTAGAAATTATGGCAGACAATAGAATAAGATTATTACAGGGTATGACGACAGGTGATTTGAAATACCTGTTAAACACATTATATTTAGCTGTGGACGACACCACTTTCACTAATGTAGAAAAGGTATTGTTTAAAACTTTTTTGTCAGAAGCTATTGTAGTAGATACAAGTATTAATTTTTTAGCAATGACCCCAAAAGCTTTCTATAATAGTGTAATGACAGAAGCAAGGAAGGGTATAAACCGTTTTGCTACTGATGTGGAGGTTACGGCAAAGACAACTTCAACAGTGTTATTGTCCATTCACCAAATACTTATGCAAGCACAATGGTTGAAAGATTGGTTTGAGTCTAATGGAACACCTAATATATTTGCTGCTGATGACCTAACCACCCCTAAAGCAATGGTTTTTCAAGTGACTTTCAATCAAAGTATGACATCAGGGGTAGATTATAGTATTGCACCTTCCCCACCTTCTGGTTACAGATACCATACGATCACAATAGTTTATTCCGCTCATGGCGGAGGTATTGTTGGAAATGGTTTTAAATCTCTTAATTACACTGGGGGGGTTGTTAGCCAAGTTCTTTTAGTAGGGTTATTAGATTTGGAATTAACATCTAATGGAAGAATAATGTACCTTATCAGTTCTGTTACACAAGGTTATGTAGTTTCCTTATCAGTTACCGCTACAATCGCACCAGTATGATATATGATATTTTTAGAAATAATATTTTGCTTGCATCTGTAAAACCTACAGACCAATCTCAGCTATCTCAAAAAAAGGAGGCTGAAGATATTGTTAAGTTGTTTTTCACCTTAGAAGAAAATGTGAAATTTTTAGTCGGGGATTATATTATTTTTGAAAAAACAGAACAAAAATATTACTTAAATAAACAACCACAAGCGATTGAAAGTCCTAAAAATTATCAATATGAGTGTATTTTTGAAGGTAGAATACACGAACTAAGGAAAACAAAAGTATTTTTGACTACGGCTAAAACAGTAGGGAGTTATATAGATTATAAGTTTCCGCTGACTGGAAATGCGGAAACATTTTTATTATTTATTGTTGATAATTTGAATAGAACCGGAACAGGTTACACAATTGGAACTTTCAAATCCACGGAAACCACTACAATTGATTTCAATAATTGGAATGTGCTGGAAGCGGTTACGGAAATGGCAAAGCAATTAGAATTTGATTGGTGGCTTAACGATAAGGAAGTTAATTTTGATTCTAAAACTGTTGAATCTTCTTATGTTTTTCAAGTTGGTCGTTTGTTGGGTTTCATAGAACTGACCCGGCTAAGAGTTGAAAATGAAAATATTGAAACAGTTGTATATGGGTATGGTTCAACAGAAAATCTACCCCCAAGAACGGCGGATGAAGGGCAAACATACGATAGTCCATTACTTACAGAAAATAGATTAGCTTTTAAAGGTGTAGATTCTGAAAGTAAAGTAGAAAATAATGTGGAAACATATGGTAAAATTGAAAGTGTACAAGAGTTTGAAGATATAAAACCGGAATTCACAGGACAAGTAACATCTTTGGGCAGTACTGAAAGGATTTTCCATGATACTTCTATTGATTTTGATATTAACGAGCAGTTGCTTGCTGGGATAGTTCCAAAAATTACCTTCCTAACTGGAAAATTAATCGGTTTGACATTTAACATTTCTTATGTAGATTCAAATCAAGAAATAACAATGGATTATTATACAGATGAAAGTGGTGAATACCCAAACGATATTATATTTGCAGAAGTTGGAGACCAATATAAGTTATTTGATTTGATGATGCCCGAAAGCAATATTACAGATGCAGAAACACGATTGGAAGCAGCAACGCAAAGTTATATAGATAAACAAAGTAATCCTTTAGTTGCTTTTTCAGGAAAGTTGGACAAAGGTTTTATTCGCACATATAATATTGTATTAAATTTAGGGGATTTAATCCGGATAATTAGCTCAGCTTTTGAAATTGACAACCTTTATGAGATTAATGAGTTAACACAAAATATAACAGAACCAGAAATTTATAGCGTAAAATTTGGGGATGTTTTACCGAAAGGTTTACTTGCAACTTTAAGAAATATAAATTTTGAAACTCAACAAAGCTTATATACTATAAGCAGAACATCCGTTACAAATAATAATATAACAAATATAATTGGGGAGGACATAGAATGGGAACGTCTGTAAGTATTCCAAGATTTATATATGGAACGGAAGCTCAAATATTAGCATTAACCCCGGCTGATGATTTGTGGAAAGATTTGGCATTTTATTATTGTTCTGATAAAGCATATTTTTATCAAGTTGCAGAAGGAATAATGAAGAAATATGGAGACGCAAATACAGCAGGGGTTGGAATTACATTAAATGGAGTTGTAATGGGGGTTGTAAAAACTTTAATTTCAGAAGATGATATTTTGAATATTCCTGAAAATTATGATTATAATACGTTATCATTGAATGTTGAGGGTGTGATTAATTGCACAGGACAAATAAATATATTATGAGTCAAATAAATATAAAAATAACAGAAACATTTAAATCCCCACCAGCTCAGTATAAGGGTTATGGATTTAATATTTATGGGCAACCGGTCGCAATTAATGGGGACGGTTCTACTACAGTATTGACATCCTCAACAACAAGTTTGTCCAATGTTGTTGCAAATAAAGGCGTTGGATTACAAGCAGATTTGCCGGGAACTTTTGTAGCTGGGGACGTATATGTGACTACTGATACTTTTCGAATATATACGGCAGTTGATATAATATCCTGGAGTTATGTGGATTTAATTTCTAGTCAATTTATTTTGGACTTATTAACTGATTTAAGTTACCAATATAATGGAACTATTTTACAATTTATTTGCTACAATGAACATGTTAATATTAATGTTAATAATACTGAAGATTTTGGCAATTTAGTTGTTAATGTTGATTACTTTCCGGGAAATGAAATTACCTTATTAGATAACGATTATGAAGAAACTGAAATATGGAAATATATGTATGATAATACTTTAGGAGACTATGAATTAAAATTAAGATCAAGAATAACAAATCTTTAAATTTAAAATCTATGAAAAAAATTATTTTATTATTGCTATTGTTGAATTCGTTATTGATTTTCAGCCAAGATACAATTTACAAACAATCGGGTAGGGCAAGGAGCTATAAAAATGGTTATTTGCCTGATAGTATTGAAACTTTTTGGTTTCAAAATAAAGCTACAAATGGAATGGTAGCAATAGGATTGATTTCAGCAGGTGATACATCATTAATTATTAAGCAAGGAGGACAAGTTGAATTATTTGGAAGTGATACAATTGTATTTATGTTTGATAAGAATTATCACAGGTACTTCAAAAGAAACGATAGTTTGATTATAGAAACGGAAATGCCTGTTTTCTGGGATTCGTTGGTGAGTGAGGGTTATTGGACAAAAAGCGGAAATTATGTTTATGTAAATGGGGGAGAAAGCGTTGGCATTGGAACGGCTTTGCCAACATCTGAGCTTGATGTTACAGGAGATATTACAATGAGCGGGGCTTTGTATCTAGGTGCCAGCCCTATTTTAGCTCAAACAGGAAGTTATACAATAGGAGTGGGCAGAAATGCAGGAGCAAGGGGGGGGACGGAATGTGTATATGTTGGAGCTAACTGTGGAGATGGACTTGCGGGCAGCTACAACGTTGGTGTTGGTTCTAATGCTCTAGGAAGGGCATCAGGAAGTGCTGATTATAATTGTGCAATCGGTAGAAATACAGGTACTTCTCTATGGACAGGGCGAGGTAACAATCTGCTAGGGTATGAAGCAGGGAGACTATTATCATCAGGAGGTAATAATGTATTTATAGGAAGAACTTCTGGTTATTCCAACGTTTCGGGATTTAGAAATATTTTTTTGGGTCATCAGTCTGGGTACAATGAATTAGGTTCGGATTTGCTCTATATTGAGAACTCAAATTCTGCCGCACCATTAATTTATGGAGAATTTGATAATGATTTAGTTCGTGTTAATGGTGATTTTGATTTTACAGATCAATTATTTTCTGATGGTACTTTTTTTGGCGACTCTGATTCAGTAAAAACAGGGAAAGGCTATTTTTCTGACAACGCTACATCAGTTAATTCAATTAATGTTACAAAAATTTATGAAGGCTATAAAATATATGGTTATTTGGTTTTGCAAACACCAACGTCAAACACAATAAGTGTGGGACGTGAGGCAGGAAATGGTAGCTCATCAGGTACTTCAAACTCTTTTTTTGGCTGCAATTCTGGGACTAATACTACAGGGGATTATAGCACAATGATAGGGTCATATGCTGGGATAAATTCAGGAGATGGCAATTATAAC